TTGAGGGGCAGACAGGTGTTGGGGGGCTTCTTCAAGTTTTCTTTTTGCTTCTTCAAGTTTTCTTTTGAGAGTTGCATTTTGCAGATTGATTGCCAAAGACAGCCCCTCTGTAAGACGCTTTTCGTCGGAGAGCTTGTTGAAGTCTTCGCCTTTGTCGAACTGGAGATTGTCATTCAGCCAGTCGGAGAGACGTAGAAGCTGCTCTTTGGTGCAGGTCACTGAGAACTCGCGGTACAGGAGATTGTTGTTCATTTGCGATTTGGTTTATTAGGGTGTCGGCGAGTGTTATACGTTCGCTTAGTGCTGACACGTCTTCTTCATCGCGCTCTATAAGGGCGACGTGGAGGGGATGTGTGAGGAAAGGTGAGTAGACTACGAAGTAGCAGAGGCTTGTGCCGGTGCACATCATTTCGGCCTGTGTCTGCCAGTAGTACGTGGGATTGATGTCCTTGAGGGACGGTCCGTCGGTGATGTCGAGGTACTTGACGAAGGTGTCTATCTTGGGACACTTGATTTCGAGACATGCGATGGGACGCTGCTGCGCGTCGAGGATGATGCCGTCTGGGGATGCCGCGAAGTGGGGCAGGGTGTCGTGGCGGCATGATGACGGCTCGATGACGGATACTCCTGACATTGAGGAGAAGAGGTTGCGTGCCGCTTCTTCCTGCTCCGTGCCGAAGCGCATGGCCTTGGAGGATACGGAGGTGAACTCGACGTATTCGGCGAAGAGCTCGTCATCGTCAACGACGACGGGATTGAGCATGCGTTCCGCTGCGAGCTGCATGATGTATGACTTGGCTGTGTCGCCGAAGGTGTCTTCCTTGCGTCGTCCGGACTTCATGAGGTCTCCGCAGCGTGACCCGGTGATGTTGCCGAGTCGGGCGCGGAACCATTCAAGGGAGCGTTGGTTGTCGTTAGTGTTGATCATAGGAGGGTCTTCTTTGAGGATGAGGGCTGACTGGAAGGCTGGGCCTCACTGGGCTGACTGGGAGACTGAGCCTCACTGGGATTGCTGGGCGACTGAGCCTCACTGGGACTCTTTGTGCCTGACTGAGGCGCTGTTTGTGGGGCTGCTTCCTGCTCGGTGTTTATCGCGGCGGCTACGGCTGCGATGTCCGTAAGAGACTTGCGGGCTGCGGGCATGGGTGTGGCTTCTGCGTCGATTACTTCGGGGGCGCGGTCGATTTCTTCCTCGGTGGTGTGGAATCCCATTCCGATTTCGGGGCAGTATGCTCGCTGGAAGAACGATGCTGCGCGATAGATGAGCATCTGCCGGGGCATTGTCTGCCACTTGGATCCGGACTTGGTGTACCATCGCTCGAGGACTGCCATGCGGACTGAGATTTCGGCTCCGTAGATGATTTCGCCGGTCTTGAGGTCGGTGGCGAATGCCTGGCATGTGTAGTTGGGGACGTTGGTGCCGTCGAAGATTCGCTTTACGAGCTTGTTGCGGCGGTTGACGCTGTCCCACTCGTTGTCCTCGTACTCCACCTTGCCTACCATTCCGTCTGTCTCCTGACGGTACTGGAGGGTGGTGAAGCGTCCGCTCTGATTGATGCATGCGATGAGGAACTGTGCCTGCCATGTGGGACGGCCCTGCACGATGACGAGGTTCTGCATGACGGTGAGCGGGTTGCAGTTCATGCGCATTGCCATGTCGATGGCTATGGAGCAGTCGGCGACGTTGTTCTGATAGCTTGCCGGGACTATCTTGGACTGTGCGAACATCTGTCCCATGCGCTGCTGTGCCTCGAACTGACGGAGCATCTGTCCCATGGGTGTGAGGTCGAACTGCGCCTTTGCCATCGCTTCGCGTGCGACGAGTTCTTCTGACTTTGTGACTGTGATCTGGTTTGCTGTTTCCATTGATGTGATGTTTTTTTAGTTACGTAATATGTGGATTTTCACTACTTTATCTGTACATGTATTCGAGGAAGTCCTGCTGACTGGCGAA